CTAGCCACATTTTCCCCGACTTCTTAAACTCGCCTTCTTTAAATCCGTTCTTCACACGACCTCTACAGTTTTGTTTAAGAGAATCAGCAGTAACATTCCAGCGTTCTGCCGCCTCTTGTGTGGTCATAATATCATCTAGTTCAAATTTCAATTTCATCACCCTCTAACTAAACGTTTAATTGCTAGTATCAAAACAATAATAGTTACTATATTAATCAGCCATTCTAAATATTGCATAATTCACCTCGTTGATTTACAATGATGTTGAAAAGGTGGCGGGGCTTTCACCCGCCGGCTTTTTACTACTCCTTGCTAACAAGTTTCAGTATTGCTAGTGCCAGTACCAGTGGCGTTAACGCATTCGCTAAACTTGTTAGCTTTTCTATTATGTCCACTTTTATCACCTCCTTACATTTTTATTATACCCTATATCGTGTATAAAGGCAAGTATTTATTTTGATTTTTACAAATAAAAATAGAGCCTACCAACCTAGATATTTTCTAAGTTAGTAGGCTCTTTTGTTTATAGTTGCGTGTATCCACCATTACACGCTATGGAGATGTATGGATCACCTCTCATTCATCGATGTATTACCACTCCAATGATCGCCCCCGCTCCTACCATCTGAGATAGGTTGCGTTGCATCTTGAGTCTCTTGATAGTTCGATTGTCTTTCTCGACTTTCTCTTTCAATTCTATCAAAGAGCTCTCCATTTTTGACAAGGTAACTTCTTGCTTCATTGACAGCATTTTGGCTTTCGTCAATTCGGTTTCTAATGTCGAGATTGTATTGTGTGCTTCGTTCAACTCTTCCCTTTGCTTCATGACCAAGCTTTGAGCTTCGTCCAAGGGAAGACTGGATGCTTCGATTAAGCTCAACGCTCTCGCGTTGTTGTCTTTCAATTCGTTCCACTGTGTTAAGGGGATCGTGATTGTTGCTTCCGCTTGGCTGATAGAAGATATATCCGATGCAAAGGCAGATGAGGACCCCAATACCACCGATAATAATATAGCGGTAAGTAGGGTTATCAAATAATACTTTGATTTTGTCATACATTATACCCCTCCTGCGTAGTCAGTAATTCCCCTAGCAATAGCACGTACGATAGTATCTAAATCATTAGTTAGCATAGCATGGTCTTCTTCGTTATCAATGAAGGCCATTTCAACTAATACAGCAGTTGCATCTGTACCATTTAGCACCCAAAGGTCATCACGTTTTTTAACACCACGATCAACTGTATTAATGCTTCTGATGATTTGGCTTTGAATGTCGTTTGCTAATCGTTGCCCATTAAAGGACTTGTACAAAGTTTCTGTCCCTCTAGCTTGCGTGTTAAACGCATTGCAATGAATGGACACAAAGATATCTGCGCCCCAATCATCAGATTCAGAACATACGAGGCCTAAATCATCATCTTGTAGAGTACGAACTTCACACCCTGCAGTTTCAAGATAGCGTGCCAACATCTTGCCTGCATCACGAGCTACATCGCATTCACGCGTACCATGTACAGGATTGACTGCACCACTATCTAAGTTAATATCATGTCCGGGATTAATAAATATCTTCATCGTTTATCCTCCTCTTCTAATTTATCAGGAATACCATTATTATTTTTGTCTAACCAAAGTCCTAAGAAACCTACAACAGCCATTAATACGCTAGGGATGAATATATGATCTATGATATTAAGCCCTACATTAATCAGCTTGTTCGCCTCGTCAGATACGTACCCGCTAACAAATGACATAACATACTGCGCTATTACCAATAAAATAGGCACTAGCATAATAAATACTAGCGCCCTTGTAGCAAGAATACCTGTAGGGTGGAAGTTGGCCACCCTTACAGATTGGTATGATTTTTTAACGGTATTGATGAGATTTGGCGGTATGTTCATGTAGCTCCTCCTTAATATCATCAACTCGAGATTCAATGCTATCCACACGTGATGTTAATTTCACATGCTCGGTATATGCCTTTGTGCGTTGCTCACGAGATAACTTAATTTCTTCTTTTAGGTCTTTTAACGTTTCAATTAAGCTACCCATTTTCTCTTGAATCATTAAATTATCTTGCAGTCTTTGCAAATCTAATTTTTCAAGCAACGGAATAACCAACACTTTATATCCAAGTCCAGCAACCACCGCAACTATAGATAATGTGGTTAATATGTCGTTCAACTCAAACTGCCAAGTCCACATCCTAACCTCCTTCTTATAATGTTGCCTCTATTAATTTCGTATACATCAATCTCATTCGTGCACTATAGAATTTGATTGTTGTATTTTCTGTTGTAGATGGCAAAGGAACGGATATATTTGCCATACTCATATATTGAATTTCACCGTCATTAATTCGGAATGGCAAGGTTACTCCATATATAATATTTATTTTACCTTCATTCACTGTGATATACGGTTCTGCAATACTCTCATCACCAACTAAGTAAACAGTATTACTATTTCTTTGTGCTTCAAAGTATTCAAGAAGAATGCCTTCAAGACTGTCACTCTTTACAAGCACATTATTATCTAATAATAAATCTTTAAGTTTTTTAACGGTTTCAAGATTTACATTATCACCTTGAGGCCCTTTACGGCCACGCTCACCAGTCTCCCCTTTTTCTCCTCGTTCACCTTTCAAGGCAGCTAACTGCTCTTGGGTAAAATCAGTGTACTTAAACGGCTCACCCTTAGGGCCTGGAATACCTTGTTCACCTTTATCGCCTTTTTCTCCCTTTAATTCTAGTTTTTGTGCCTCGGTTAATTCCTCAAAACGTAAAGGCTCCCCTTTCGGTCCTTGTACTCCATCTTCACCTTTAGGACCTGGTTCGCCCTTTGGACCTTGCAATTTAATAATTTGAGTATTGTCTTTAACATTAACTTTATCTTCTGCACCCATATAAATATTAATAGTATTTTCGCTCATATTATTTACCTCTGTTGCTAACACCTTCAAGAATAGTTAATTGCCCTTTAACAAGACATTTAATAGGGCGACTACCTGCCCAAATAAATAAGTCCCACGCATACCGACCAGCTTGTAGTTCGTTTGTATCCAAAGAAAGGATAATTCTACAGCTTTCATCTGCTGTTAAATTATCCTTCGATACTTCAATATTGAATTTAGCTCTATACTGCTCGTCTTGGGCAAACTTTCTTACACACGAGAACAAATCCTCAGTCTCTACTGTGCCATTGTATCCGATAGTCAGCGTAATAAACTCGCCCTTAATAGCAGATAGATTATGCTTGACTGGTGTCATTATCTTCACCTGCTTCTAGTTCCATTAGATCATTATGGACACATCCTTCTGTTGGGCATGTTCCGTCTTCGTTTAACGTTGCGTAACAAAATTCGCAAAACTTCATAACAGGAACATCACTTTTAATTTTGAACGCTTCCATCATTTCACCGCCTTAATCTTTAATAACATTTCTTGATTTAACTTCTTAAACTGTTCTTGCAAGTCGGTAATATCACCGTTAATTAATCGACGTCTCAATAACATTTGTTCTAGTGTTTCAAAACGTCCTTTGTAATAATTTTTAATTTCAGCGATTTTTTCGGCCTTAGTAGGTTCCTTTGGCTGTGGTTCTACAAACTTGCCGTCTACATAGAATTTACCTTTCATGAATTCGTCAAGCATGTTATCGCCGTCTTCGGAGTAAATATAATTAGCAGCATCCGGCCATTCCTGTTTAGCAGTTGCTAGTAATTCATCTTTGCTAATCATATTATCAACAAAAGATGTAATGCGTTCACCTTGTTCATTTAATACAAATACATATTGATTCATTTCTTTATACCCCCATAGCAATTACGCGATACTTGCCAATATATCTACTGTCAGTATTGTCAATCGTCATATAGTTTGGTGCATTCGACCACGTAGCAATTCCACTAAGATTAACAACCGACTGGTCGCCATTAGCTATTGCGATATAGTTTGTTGTCTTAAATGAAATCGGAAAATTAAATGTCGCTCCACCGGCACCAGGGTCTGACTGTGTAATTCCCCATTGAACAATGAAGCCGTTTGCAAATTTCACATATCCATTAACACTATCCAGTTTCGATGCTACGATAGCACCTTGACCTAACAATCCTTTAAGTGTGCCTAAGTTAAGTACTTTATTAATATCGCTATCGTTGTAGTTAGAAGTAATAAAGTTAATAACTTCTTGTGAGTTATCGCCTTTTGTTACTTGCAAGCCTTGATTATGTTTAGCGATTGATTTTGCATATTGGTTAGAGGTAATATCTAGTTTTTTATTAAATGCGTCTTGATGTGCATTTGTAGCTCTATTGTGGTCTTCTAAATCACGGATTGTTGCATATCCATTATCCTGGATAAGGGCTTCTACCTTTTCAGCATTGCCAATCACTGTTGTAATAGTAAAAGTGTAGCTATCCATCGGTGTAGTCTTATCAGGTATGTAATCTACGTAGCTCCCGCCGTTCGTATATGAGAAAAGTATTTCTTGTCCAGATTCCCCTACTTTGGCCATTAATCCTATTTCTCGAGCATAGAACCCGGTTTCGAGAGTAGCATTTGATAAAGAAGCCCGAACTGTAAATTGACCATCGCCAGATTTCGTGCTTTTAGTAATTGCTAGCTCTAATCGTTTATCCGTCAAACTTGTCGCTCTAGCAATTGATGCAGGAGGGTCGCCTGCACCGATTACGATTTTAGTAAAAATTAAAGCTTGCTTACTCGCGTTAGCTTCTGCTGTTGCGTTAGTACCTGCCATTGTTGTAATGACAGCTGGATATTTTGCCATTTGTACCTCCTATACATGAATAATTTGGTAGGTAGTAGCAATACCACCTATGTATACATTTTGAACTTGCGGATCTATGTTTATCTTTAATGCAGGGTCTACTACTGCGTTTCCCGCTGAAGTGGCTAGTCCACCTATGTAAATCCCTTTTGAGTCGATATCATGCACATACTCAATATCATCTAACCATGACCGCTTATTCTTAACGAACTCTAAAATACGCAGCACGCGCTCTCGAATATTAGGAGTCATCATATATCCTGTCATTTCTAATTTAAAATGATAAGGTTGTCCTCCCTCATAATTCCAGTTTTCAACGACTTCGCACTCAGAATATAATTCGCCAATTGCTTCCTCCACCAATCCGACAGTCCCTTTTCTACGATGCCACGCAATAGAACTAAGGATTAGCCTGATTTTTTGCGCTCTACTTACTGCCTCGTCGTAGAAATCAACATGTAAGTGCCACGCAAGTTCATCTAAGATAGGTGTACTCAACTCGTTAAGATGGGATAGTATGGTCAACCTATCGACAAAAGGCATCAAGGCCATAAGTCGCAAAGTAGTTACTTCAGCAAGAGCTTGTACATTGGCGTCATTAGCAATTGAACTTGGCAAAGTATCCTTTAAATTAAATTCATGGAGGTTATTCATGCTCTACACCTCCATAGGTGATCGTCTTGCCTGTGCATTGTGCTAGTTCAACTTGATACCCGTCTTCCTTTCGTCCATCTTTAACAACGGTAAAGATAGGAGAAGTTACAGTAACACGTTTAGCCCCGGCTTCCATAATGCGACGAATTAACTCGGACGGTATAATATCTCGTCCTACTTTTCCAGATTGCCATTTTGTGTAATCTGTAACGGCTTCATCAACACGAGCTTTAATAGTATCTGCGTAATAGGCATTATCGTAATCAATGTAGTACTGGAGATTTATACTGTAATTTTTAGCAATGGGGGCTTTTACTGATACGTTATCAGTAAGTGGACGCACCTTCTTATCTGTAAGTGCAGTTTCCACTAACTTAAGGATTTCTGCCTTTGCTATTTCACCAGATACAAGACCCGGATATACAACTACATCCCCTGGTTTAGGTGATACCACTTTCACCGAGCTAATAAGGGCCGATGCCTTTTTAGTAAAAAATTCATACGCCCCCTCTGCACCTGCACAAGAAAAGCTTTCAGGAGCTTCTCTAATACGTTCACGAAATGCATCATCTGTTTCCACGTCAGCGCCACCCTCGGAGATTGTAGTATTTGTTACACTTGCAATATAGGGAATTGGGTCCACGAGCGTAGTAATCGACCCTATCGGATAGCCATTCCCTTTAACTGAAGCTTCTGTACATACCGCTTTTACCAGTATCGAGGTTTCATTATCTGACAAGTAATAAGGTTCAGTTAGTGCAAAAAATGCACCATCTCCCGAAGTAAATCGTGTACCCTTAAGAATAGCTATCCCTTCAGGCCTTGCCATTGAGGCAGTTAATTTCATAGTAGTAACCGCTCCGGTCGCTTGTAGACGTTCCACACCGAGTGCAATGCCTATGTGATCAAGATTAGCCCCTCTTGCATATGCTAATAAATTCTGCTTGCCTGTATCATTGATGCGGTTTAGTAGTAAAATCACAATATTAGTAATCGCTAATAAGAATAAGCGGATAGGGTCCGCCGGTGCTAGCTTTCGCCCAGTAATAGTTGTGTAGAGGGAGAATATTTCCTTTTCAACGGCTTCTTTATCCGCCGTGACAAAGTTGATTTCAGGTAAATTCATTATTATCGCCTCCACGGTGGTAAATTAATAGTCGCCCTTATGTCTACATCAGGGCATTTCAAAATAAGATTAGCGGGCAGTATTACGTAATGAGCGTATTCTTGATTGGCTTCTAATAGTACGTTCATATACGCTTCACTACCATACACTTTAAAGGCTATACCGTCCCACATATCGCCTTGGATAGTTCTATACTGCTTCATAGCCACCTATCCTTTCTAGCCATTCATCTTTGATTGCAATCGATACCTTAGGCGTCAATCGCCCTTCTTCTGCATCAGTCGTAATCGTTTCCTCGAAGTCAACTGAAACAACCTTACATCGTGGCTCATATTCAGTAATGGCTCGAATCACCTCTGCAGATATTTTGGCCATTGCTACCGGTAGCGGTAAGTCGATAACAGTACCATCAATACCAAATCGTCTGTCAAGTGGCACAGTGAACTGCGTTGTAGAAATGACAGTTCGTACATTTTGAATGATCTCAGTAAGAATATCCTTAGGTGCAAAATCAATACCTTCAAGACGAGCGCTTACGTCAATTTGCATTTGTACCGCCTCCTTGTTTAGGTGTGATTACAACTTTAGGAATATCTGGAGCCTCTTTTAGCGTTACGTTAATTGATGCGGATAACACATTACCTCGGTTATCAATTGTATTCATCGCGGCACTTATACTCGTAATCAATAATTTATGTTCACTAAAAGGCTTGCCGTTAATAATCAACTGCTCAGCTTGACCTTCACGGCACATCTTGGCCACTTCCTCAATTTCTTTCAAAGGATCAACACCCAACAACTTATTAAAGTTCATCGTAAAGGTAATATCATCCGCATCAGGCCCCAAGAATTCAAGTATAGGCTTTTGCCCTATGATTTCGTGAGACGCTGTTCGAGCATTGATATTCCGTGCCAATGCATCGAACGTACGCACCGTGTGTGAGGACGCTACAAATACTATTTTTCCGAAACTACCTAATTGGCGTTGTGGTAAATATCCGCCCAAGCCAAACTTATCGGCTAGATTAGATAAGCGAGAGTAAGCCACATCGCCTAATTGCGTATTTTGTAAATTCTTTAAACCTTGTGAATTAAGGTTTTTCTTATAATTAGCAGCAGTACTGCCTAATTTACTTAATAATGATATGTTACTCGCCTCCTATCAATTTGGCGTTCCTGTATTACCGCCACCAGGAACGACGCCACCGTGTGTATGTGATACTAAACTGATTCCATTAACCACCACATCCCCCGAAGGAGCGTTTATAGTTAGATTACCCGTGCAATTAACTACGAGTCCTCCTCCGTCCGCATCATATGAGATAGTCGAGCCGTCCGCAAATTTGATGCCGTGGATATTCTGCCCATTAAAAGAGGGCTTATCTTTAGCATTGTAAGTGGTGCCTAAGATGTAGCCCTGGGACAAATTATTATTTTGAGGTAGGAATAAACATAACACCTGTTCGCCAACACCTGGCATCCAGTAGTGTTTATTATCTTGTGACCCGTGCGAAAGTACTTCGAGAGGATACGATACTAAATCGTCCCGGTCCGGGAATGTTACTCTGGCCGTCATAGTTGAAGGGTCTGTACTAGATACGATACCGTCACGAATTAAATTTTTTAAAGCAACACTAATATCCATCTAAGCACCTCCTTATATCTAGGCTTTGCGTATATCCGCCCCCTACCTTGTGGGAGCATTTGCTAATGATATACTTGCCGTCAAATTTACCAAATCCTTTTAAATTGATCGTTGCAGATGCGGCCAACACAACGTGCCCAAGTATAGATACAGAACCGGTAATTTCATTCTTGTTCTTCTCCCGCAATTTTTTCTTGGCCAAACGTTCTGCCTCTGCTTGTGTCTCACAACCCTGGTTAACCTGTAATATTTTGCCTTGCGTTTTGTTTGGGTCTTTGAACGTATATTCAATATTGCTTTTCTGCTTGGTGCTCTTATGCTTTACATGACAGCCCCAGTACACGTCCTTTAGCGACGTCTTTAAAGAGTAGCTACCTTGATATGGAATGATTTCCCCTAGTTCCTTAATTTGGTCTTCTGTAAGGTCCGTAGGCATTGGCCCCTTAATTAGCGTTGCGACTACTTTTTCAGTTTCATATTTTGTCTCGTCAAAAATAATCACTTGCTTATCAGAAACCTTTAACGCTAATCCATTATCCTTGCAGACTTTCATCAAGAACTCTAAATCTGATTGATCAGTCTGCTCGACGCGGTCTAAATCAATTGTATCGGGCGTATCATAAAATAATTCGAGTTCTGCACCCTTTGCTAGTTCCTCCGCAACAGCTTTTAGAGTAGTCTTCTCCCAAGACTTACTTTTTAGTTCGCCTCTTAATTTCGATTCATCTGGAACACTAACAGCCCCTATAGTTACTTCGTGAGGCGGATTTTTACAAGTAATCTCGTCTATCTCAAATTGACCGCATTTCATTTCTATCTCGTCTCCGAGTTCATTCCAGTTGTGGAATATAATTGATGCGGTCAACTTAGCCCCTTTTTCAGGGAACCAGTCAGACATCCAAAGCTCTTCTATATCATGTAGTGTGATTGATATATCGTCAGCTTCTCCCGACATTACATCGTTAAAACTGAAATCCTTTAAATAAGGAACCAAGTCTTGTGTGATGTCCTTTTGGTCATACTGCAATTTGACAGTAACGTAACGCAAATTACTAGGCATAACTTACACGCCCTTTCCGATTTTGGATTTCAGCAAGGCGCGCTTCTAAGTCATCCAGCGCTCCCCCTACTGCACTTTTGATTTGATGTACAGCACTTGCATCCGCACTACCATTAACAGTAATGTTGATTGGGGCAGATACAGAAATTACAGAATTTCCCTCGCCTGGTAAAAGTCCCATCATAGCACCGGTTTGTCTCCATAGTGCTTCAGCTCTTGGCGTACCGTTAATAGGAATAGCAGCCTCTGCAGATTCTTCGGCAAATGTAGTTAGGAACGAGCCTTTGCCATAAATACCACCTTTCGCATTGTGCTGTACCGTTTGCCCATTTGCTGTTGCTGAGCCTTCTATTCGTGCTTGAATCGGTCTACTAAAAATGGATCTAACCCATTCCCATTTTTCACTAATCCAATCAAACAACCCTCCCAGCTTACTCATAACCCAATCATAGAATTGGCCGAGTGCTGCCTTAGGGTCTTCCCATAATAGAGTGAACCAGGCTTTTACGTCTTCCCAGTTAGCAATTAACCCCATGCCTGCATAAATAAGCCAACCTATTGGCCCCGTCATGAATGCTATAATTGCGGCAGTAGGAGATTCCCACATCGAAGTACAGAATGCAGATACAGCATCAAAATTATTTGATAGCCAAACTAACGCTGCTATTAAAGCGACTACAGCGACAATAACAAGACCGATAGGGTTTGCTGTCATAGCCGCATTGAGTGCCCATTGTGCTGCAGTGGTTGCATACATAGCGATACTGCTTGCTATCATACCGGCTCTATGGATACCTGATGCAATAGTACTTCGAATCGTAGCTACACGTTCTGATTCCATCATAAGCTTATAAGCTGCTTGTGCTGCTACTACACTATAATAGACAGCTCGAGCTGCTTTATAAGCAATTACCATGCCGGCTACAGCTACGCTTGTTTTAATAATGCCTTCAGTAAGCTCCGGATGTTGTCCCGCAACCTTAGCAACGTAAGCAGCTTCGTTTGCTAAGGTCTCGCCTAATTCTGCAAGGGTAGGCAACATTGTGCTACCGATTGCGATTGCTACTGATTCAGTTGCAGATGAAAGTTTAATTAGTGCGCCGCGCGCATTATTCTGCATCTCGTTAGCCATTTTTTCAGCGGCACCGTCACTATTTTCAAGCTCTTTTGTTAACTTGTCTAAAGCATCCGGTCCTTGGTCGATAACAGATACCCAAGCTGATGCGGCATTGGTACCGAAGATAGTCGCAAGCGTAGCAAGCTTTTGTTCCTTACTCATATCCTTAGTCCTATCAGCTAAATCTCGAACAATAGCCCCCATCTTACGAGGACCGTTAGTATCATCCATAGCGATGCCCAAACTTGCTAAAGCCGCTCTTGCTTCTTCTTGTTGTGCTGTAGCTTCACTTAATGAAAGCCCCATCTCCTCAATCGCTTTAGTCGATTTAGAGGATGTACCAGCCAAACGTAAGAAGCCAGACCTAAGTGCAGTACCTGCGGCAGATGCTTTAATACCGCTGTTAGCCATAAGGCCCGTAAGTGCGGCTGTTTCTTCCAAGCTTGCACCAAAGGCGTGTGCTACTGGCGCTGCGTACTTCATTGTTTCACCCAACATTTCAACGGTTGTATTCGTGCTAGTTGTAGTTTTAGCAAATACGTCCGCCATATGGCCCGCATGTTCAGCACTTAATCCAAACGCGGTAAGGTCGTCGGATACGATATCTGCAGTACGTGCTAAATCCGTATTACTTGCTGCAGCTAAATTCAAAAGCCCTGGCATACCGGCCATGATTTGTTGGGAGTTCCAACCGGCCATGCCTAGATATGTCATGGCTTCGCCTGCTTGTGTGGCGGAGAACATTGTGTTCTGCCCGAGTTCCCGAGCGGTAGCCGTCAATTGTTGCATTGCCTTATCATCAGATACGGTGATTGCTTTTACCTTAGACATCACCGCTTCAAAGTCTGCTGCTTTAGATAGCATGCCTACAAGAGGAGCGGCCATTACTGCGGTAGTAGCCATAGTACTGCCTAAATCACTACGTGCACTTCTTGCGTTGGCATCTGCAGCAATTTTATTTTGCATAGCTTTTCTGAGTTTTGCGTCTTTAGCAGCAGTTTGTTCTAGCTCCTTCCCGACTCTTGCGGTTGCGTTGCGGTAGGAATCCATGGAAATAACGCCTTGCTTTAATGCCGAATCCAAGGCTCTTTGTTGCACTTTTAACTCATTCATCTGCGAACCGTATTGTGTCAAAGTACCTCTGGCTTGTTGCATAGATGTTTTGAAGCTTTGGGCTAGTGCACCATTTATAGCAAAAGCAATCTCAAATACTTTACCCGCCATAGTACCTCCTTTCTTTTAAAATTGTATACGCAAAAAGCGCTTGATGGGTTAGTCTTCTTCATCCCTCAAGCGCTTTTCATCTTCAAGCACAAATTCTAAATCATCTATCCAATCTGCTATTTCAGTGATTGGGGTAGACATCCAAAAGTTTATACCTCCGCACTCTCTGAGACGGATGGCAATTCTTCGGCATTGTTGTCCAGGTGAAGCCCCTTTTTCTCTGCCGAACCACGTAGTAAAAAAACGCCCACCTCTGCACACATTTCTGCAAAGTCAGAAATCGGCATTGTCATTAAGACTTTTGCGCTTTCTTTTAACGCTATGGCGGCGAGTTCTGCCTGAAATCGTTTAGAGAATGTTACGTCTGGCGTAGCATCGCCTTCACGGCGGACACGAAGTTCCGCCTTTGTAAAGTCAAACCCTGTTAAATTATTTAAGCCTTCAATTAGCTTTTCGCTATCGTATCTAGCCATTATTTACCCAATGCCTCCCTTACGGATGCTAAGTAATCAACGCCGTTGATTACACAAACGTAGTTAAATTTATCAATTTCTGTACGAGTCTTACCACCAACAGTCATTTTGAAATATACAATTTCAAACTCTGTAGAGGTATCGGTTTTACTTGCCTGTTCAAACTTGCCAAGACCGATTTTCTTTGGCATCACTTTAGCATATACACTAACTGCTTCAGGCACTAGTTCGCCTTTAGCAGAATCATATAATTGTTGTGCGCCACGGATTTCGATGTCATGTACCTTTTGACTAGCAAGGTCAGTCACGTCCTTGTCAATGGTATTCCATTTAATGGACATATTCATTGCCTTGGTTTGACCGAGTACACCTAAATCGACTTCGCCGGCGATACCTGCACCTTTGATAGTGTCACTGATAAATTCGATATCAGGTAAGGTTACATCGGCGTAACCATATAATTCTCTGCCAGAGCTAAAAATGGCAAAGTCAATCAACTTATCTCTATGTTTAGCCATGAGTTACCTCCCTTTTAATTAAATAACGTGCTCATGTAGGATGGATCGTATTCTTGGATGAAATCGATTTCACGAGCTGGCGTTGGGACGCCCAAATACACATGGAATCGAATAATACCATTCAACAAATCAGTTGTAGGATTTTCAGATTCTAAGAATTCTACACGTGCCCCAAGAAGTGCACCAGAAGCTACGTGTCCATTAAGCCATGCATTTGCACTGTTGACTACATTATTTACTAAACGTTTGTTTGTAGGATTATCGATTTTAGACCAGAAGGAGGTAATCAATGTGTTAGATACCCAGTTGAACATACGACGTACAGGAATAAAGGAATCCTTAACATCTGTATTAGATGGATATGCCGTTGTACGATTGCCCCAAGCTCTCCATCCGCCAATGAAATTAAGCGCGGTAACAATGCCTTGGCCGTTCAAATACGCCGCTTCGTCTGGGCCTAAGTAGATTTCAGTACCGTCTTTCAAGACAGCACTGTCCGCTTGCAAAGACTCATTGGACGGAGATTTGTAAGGAATATCATCATACTTAGCATCTGTCTTAGCCATAAGACCTGCAAGCTGTGTGGATAAATGGAATTGGCGATTAGCTAATGCTACTTTTGGCCAACACAAGATTTGACGTTCATCGACGTAGTTCTTTTTATTTTTCCACTCACTAACTGCAGTTGCTTTTTTAATTTCATCGGTAGGTGCATCACATAAAGACATAGCTTGGAACATGCCGTTAATAGTAGTTTCCTTAGCTTTCATAACTGCTGCTACGAGCGTATTATGGGACCAACCTGGCGCCAATAAGTTGCCAGGAATTAAACCAAAGCGAGGGAACACTTCATTGATAAGTTCCAAGCCCTTGCGTTTACCGTCAGTGTCTACACCACCTACAATGTCGTCTGCAGTCACCATAGATGGGTCTACATAATCATAAGACACCCAAACAGATGTTGCACTTTTAAGCGCCCCAGTATCTACGATACCAATAAGCAATTTACCTTCGTCATTAAATACCGCTGTGTAATCAACGTTAATTGTTAAAGCGGTGCCACCATTTGTAGCTGATACTTTTAACGTGTTAAGTAGCACTGGGTCTTCAATAGTTACGACTTTATTCTGAATTTGCTTTTGCGTAGAAGCCAATGTTTTCTTATGTTTCTTAGGATCAAGAACATTAATAAATACTACTGGCGCCATTCCAAATAAAGAGAACTGGGAGTACATAGCTTCGCACAAAGTATATTTATCCCATTCTTTAGAGTACCCAAATTGAGTAGTTGCAGATGCATAGTCATAGCACAATACTGCTTTATTTGCTTCAGTAGCGTCTGTCGCTAAATGTACAGGTGCAGTACCTACAAAAACGGGCAAGGCAGCCGTAGCTTCTGTCATAGAAATAAGAGAAGTAGGTACCTCTCTTGTATAAATTCCGTGTCTATAGTTTCCCACTATCTACGACCTCCTCTTTTAAATTCAAGGCAAGCTGCATTCATTGCAGTACCTTCTGTTGCTAATTCCTGTTGCGCTTCCGCAATTCTATTAATTGGTACGAATAACAAGCGTAACATTGCTTTATCTTCACCCACTACGGCAGGGATGCCGTCAATATAGACTGTGCCAGTTGTAAGCCCTAACTCAGCGCTGTTAGGACCTAAGTAGATTACTTGTTTAGCATCCTTAGATTTAACTGTTTTTTCTACAACTTCAGTTGCTTCATTTACAACTTCAGTTGGTACATCAGTTTTTGCCATTAAATAATCATCTCCTCTCGTATTTGTTCGATATCATATTTAACTGTCATAAATCCCTCCCAATACGGATAGGCTTGATCCGGAGGGATATCGGTATCAATTCCGTGTTTATCATCCATTACTAAACGGTATCGCTTAGCAATAACGGGATGGGCCAGTAGCGCTTGCCGTGTTGTTTCCAAAAAGTTGGTAATCTCCATCCACCCTTTTTCCACGTCTTCAGAGTACACTCCATGAATCAGAAAAAGTTGGACAGTTGACCCCTGCAAGGTATCCTCGACCTTATTAATTCGAATAACAAGATGTGGATATTGGTCCTCCTTGGATGATTCTTTCATTTTTAAAAATCCAGGTACAACTATTAAAGGATTTCCCTTTACTTGTGCATCATCACTAAAATAGTTAGCATGCACTTGCCTGAGAAAAATACCTAAATCAGTTGCCAATTGCGTAGGTGTCATTTGCTACTTCCTTATTAACTCTTCGAATGAGGTTCCGATTTGTCGTAACAGCTCTTCTTGCGCTACATTACCAACAAAAGCCGATACTTCAGCATTCTTTAACATACTCGGTACCGACGGACCGTGAAATTGCCCTATTGGATACCTGTCAGCACCCTTACGGTACATAGCCCCAATATGTCCACTTCTCATACGAACAATAAAAGCATTAGGGATTGTTCCTCCGCCACCGTTCCGCATCACTTGTGCTATAACGGTACGACCTTTCCGCTTAGGTGGGCGCTTTGGTGTAACTCTAAACTTGGTAAGTGCTATAGGTCTTCCTTTAGACCTAATAAAAGCTGATAGTCCAGAAGCGGTTGCTCGCTTTACATTAATTGTTTGCTTAACGTTAGTTTTACTTATAAAGTATTCCTGCGTTGCCTTATTAACAATTGCATTTCGAATCTTAGGAACTGCCGTGTTAATAGCTTTTGATGTCGCTCGTTTTGTTTCACCAGAGAGAGCATCTATCTTAACTAGGCCTTCCTGCAATCCTTTTATATCAATAGTTACACTCACGAACTATTCCCCCTAAGGACTATATTCAACATGCCCATATCATCTTCACATGATTGAACGAGCATGACTCGACCGTTGAATCGAAAGATTTGATTATACTCTGGCACTTCAGGTAAATCCTGTTTGGCCACATGCACCACGATCGTATCGTAAATCAATCCGTCGATATCCTGCCCCATAATTTCAACATGCTGTTTGTCGGTAAGACCTTCTGCTACTGCATAGCACTGCGTACCGTTTAGATTATGTACTTCGGCAAATTCATTTGAATTGATAAACACAGTTTCAATATCATTCTGCACAAAGTCCTTAAATCCCATGATTATTCACCCAAGATGGTAATGAGTTCTTCACGAGTAGCATCTTCTGAGACCTCCAATAGTTCAGCATTTGCCATTACGCGAAGTGCTTCATCGGATAAGAGTTCCAAGTTAACATCTGCATCAGATGCAAGGATATCAGCAATCATGCTCGCCTTTGTAGCTTTGCTAGCAAATTCAAGTCCAATAGATTTGCCATATCTTGCGATATCAGCATTCATCATGGCACTAAGAGCCACAGCGAAAGAGTCTTCCGTGTTGTTTTTATTATCACCATTAACCGCAAAAGCAGCACCTAAACGAATTAGGCGCTGTTCTTCTTCTGCAGTTAATTCGGAGATAATTTCACCAGGATTATACACATAATCTCCCGTATTGATTGTGTGCTTAGCTTGTACCGGCATTAGTCTTACCTCCTTTAAAATTACAATACGTCCGCTACGAAGTAGGAGTCTACGTCAAATGGAACATAAATAGGGCGAGATTGCAATTCTAAGAACGCTGCATCAGGGTCACGAGTAACCAATCGACGCATTACATATTCGCCTTCATATGTTACAAAGTCCATGCCTTCGCCAGGGATGATTGTATTTGCACCATATAATTTAGTGAATTTGGCCATATCAGAAGCAACTAACAATTTACCTGTAGCTACCATTTCTTTTTCTTGGCCATCTGTTGGATCCACATAGTAGTTATCATATGTAAATACGTTACATTGGATTTGACCGCCCATGAAGCCAACATAAACAGCACCTTCGGCCATTTGTTCGAACTGTAAAAGCCCCATTTCTGTACGACGATTATCAAATAATGCCAAGATTTTTTTATCGGAAAGCATTACTTCTAATGTTTCGGAGTTCATGACCAACGTATTAGGATTAAAGCCAGATGCTTTCAAGCATTTCTTTTTCCATTTAATAATGTTGGCCACAATTTCTGCTGCAGATTGACCCCAGCGGGCGTTGCCTGCCAAAGTTTCTTTATTCGTAAAGTTAAAGTCTACGACATCGTCAATACCTTCGCCTTTAATATGAGCTTGGCCGTTGAATAACACGTCTGCCGCCATAACTTCTTGAGAGCGCACCAAGTTGTCCTTCAATTCTTGCGTATCTTGCGCTAAGAGTTGGATTGCACGTTCTTCTGGAGATACCGTGCCGGCAAATGGCTGTTCGCCTGCTAAACGGACCTTGATGTCGTTTTCAGTGATAGCACGTTTTTCTTTCTTTTGCGCCGGTTTGTAAGTTGTTGTAGTCACGCCTGTACGTTGAGATAATGGCGCTGTAGAGTTTGGCGCTACCCAAGGTGTAATAGTACGACGACCTTTTACGATGTCAAAAGAAACTGTTTCAGTTAGGAATGTTTTTGTATCTTTGAAAAATAAGTCTTTCAAAAAGGATGGCACATCGGGAGTACGACGAACCACCGCAGCTAGTGTTTGAGGTGTGTAAATATTATCCATGTGTCCTCCTTATCAACGGAAATAAATGTTGCGGGCTTCAGCTTTAGCTGTAAAGTCTTCCGCTTTTTTACCAGATTTAAATACTAAATTAGCTGAAGCAAATTCACCAGTTACTGCGATTTCTGCTACTACGTCGCCTTTTGTAGCGTCGATATCTGCTAATGCTACGCCGTACACATCAGTATCTGCACGTTTAGCTTTTTTAGATGCAGTTTCAAATTCTAATACTGTGCCTGCAGTAATTACTGCCGCATCTTGACCGATTGTTACTTTTTTAGTAACGACTGGCATTTGTGTACCAGCAATTAGAGATTTGTACTCTAACTTTTGTTCTTCCACATATGGCATGTTGTCTGCCCTCCTTATTTTTTAACGCGTGCTTTCATTACACGATCAACAATTTGCATTGTCTTTTCCGAATCGTCGATTTCTTCGTCAAGTGCTTGACCTGGGATTGTATCAACTTTATTAGATGCATTGTTAGCATCTTGCATTAGTTGTTGTAATTGATTAGTTGGCTGTTCAGGTTGTGGCATATTGAGTAATTCAACAGCTACATCTTGAACCGTAGCATATGTTTCATATTTGGCGCGACTAATTACTTCTGCGCGTACTTCGTTATTAATCCCATCAAGGGCTTGTAATCGTGCACGTTCTGCGGCAACGCCCGCATTAAATACTTCGTCATATACTTCCGCATAATCTGTACGTAACAATTCAGCAGTTACTTCCATTGGCTCTTCTCCTTTCTCTTCATATTTATCAACAGGCAGCCCTTTAAGTACATCCATACTCATTGGTAAACCATTGACAATTAAGTCAGTGCCTTTACGGCACGCAACCATTTGCAAGGATTCATCTACACTTGTGCAGAAACCTTTTTCAAGCGCTTCTCTGGCTGTTAACCAAGTTTCATCGTCCATCATGGTTGCGATTTCTTCACGAGATAGCCCTGTGCGGACTTCGTAAATATCGATAAGATTTTCTTTTGTTTTACGTAAAGATTCAGCGGCTTTTTCAAAATCATCTGCTTCACCATATGCAAAAGAACTAGGGTTGTGAATCATCATTTCACTGCCTAGCGCCATATGGATTTCATCACCGGCCATCGAGATAATAGAAGCGATGGATGCAGCCAAGCCTTCGATGATAACAGATTTCTTATTTTGCAAGGCGCGCAATCGGTTGTAAATTGTAACGCCCGCAGATACTTCTCCGCCTACAGAGTTAACATGTAGAACGATATTTTGAGACGGATCTAATCCTTGGAGCTGTGACAGTACGTTAGAAACGCCAGTATCTTCTCCCCAATAGTCCGTTCCGTTCATGACTACGCCGTAAATATCGACGTCAATCGTCTCCGCTTCCTGAATCAGATTTAGCGGAGTTCGAATTTTGAACTGAAATTTGTTGTCCTTGTTCATGCAACAAGCCTCCTTCATCCATAGATTGGTGTTCACGAATACGTTGTGGTAAGATTTCATTTTCGTAGTCCATGCCTGTAAGCTCTGCTGCTTCTTTAGCACGAGTACTAAATGCATTCTTAACACGAATTTCTGCTGCAGTAGCTTCCTTCTCAGGGTCTAGTTGACCTTGTGATGGTCCGTACCACTCTGCTCCTAACCAAGCCTCTCGAATAATTGGGTCGTCGAAGAAACCTGGCGCGTCAATGCGACCTAATAGAATGGCCATTGTAAGCCACTCCTCGTAAATAGGATTGCAAAATTGAGTGATAAATTCAGCACGTTGCATTTCAACAGACTTCCAATATTCGAGCAACGCCGCTCTTGATGCGGAGTAACTTTGGCCAAAGTGCTTAACTAAAATCTCATATGGAATTTCTAGCGCTGCACCTACATGGCTAATAAGAGAAGACGTAAAGTCTGCGAAGCTCGTTGGTATCGGCGTTTTTTCGGCTACATTTACTTTTTCGCCTGGCGCCAATACATTTACAGTACCATTGCCTAATTCGATTGTTTCATCGTTTTCAGAATCCACTTGATCGTCTTCGTCAATAGCAGTCCCTAGTGACATATCGTCTGGGGCCTCCGATTCAATGAAGATGGCCATCAAGGCATTGACTAATACCTTCATGACTTCCGCATCATTGTACCGACTAAGAACTTTCAAGTCCTCAATTACTGGAGATAGTATTGGAATACCACGCAACTGGCCGCTTCGCTCAATCGTCATAACCTGGATAATATTCCGTCGTCCAGTTTGTGTGCCGTACTTCGGAATATAGGTGTAGTCATGATCATCATTAAAAGCGTTATATAGCTTATTTAGTACATAAAAACCAACAGCCGCGCCGTATTTATTGAACTTAACGCCGTGAGTTACGTCGTTATCCCCATCTTCTTCTCGTCCTATATATTTAGGCGGAGAAGCTACAAGAATCGATTCTACAATCTGCAGTCGTAAAGGATACGGGTTCTTATCTGTTCGATTAAACAACAGCGGTAAATTTACAAATGCATCGCCATACAACAGTTTTTCATAATACGTTAGCGCCTGAATTCCGTAGAAATCAGTCTGTTCACGTGCATCGCAGTGCTTGGCCCACATTGCAAATTCACGTTCGGTCTTACGTTCCCATGCGTTCTTTTCTTCGAACGTTAACCCCAACTCCTCATAGCGGATATTAGCTTTAAATCGTAGACCTGGGCCAATAACATTGGTTTTATTCGTCTTTAACGCACCCGCCGCAATCGGCGTGCCTTGTTGAAGATCTACAGACCTTGCTCGTAACATCCTAAAGTTAGCATCGATATCATGCCTTGCATCTTGAGAGTTAACCACGTACCCTTTTGCGCTAGACTTAAAGCTATTAGCGCCATGATTAGAATAGCCAGAGTTTGTTTTACTCCCAGAATACGGCGTTGCTTTGTGCCTGCCTGCTGCGGTTTTCATAAACTGCTTTTTGCGTTTACTCATATATCGCGAGGAATGACACGATATGCACGACGACGAGGTCTATTCTCTAGTCGAGCTACCTCATTACGCCAAAAGTTGATACGATCTTTTACTTCTTGCACATTCGCACGAGTTAACCGACGATTACCAATGACATACTCTTTGCCTGTTGCTAACGCTAAATCAGCGTCTAACCAAGCCTGTAAATGCTCCTTAGCCTCATATACTGTCCATTCTGCCATCCTTTCACCTCCTTTCTCGCATTAAAAAAGCGCCCTATATGAGCGCTTAACTTGTGCCACTCATGGAGTCCACCACGTGGCACAGTTACTATATTTTGATTCCTCCACCTCTAACACGTCTTCTGGTTCGCGTTTTAGGTGAATCTCCCGCTTTCACTACACGAGTTGTATTTTGATACGGCGTGTACTCCTCTTTACTACTCCGAGCCTCCAAGGCATCAAAGTTCGGATTCATAATAGCAATAGCAGCTTGATTGTAGTTTCTAATATCGAATGGCTCATTTCTTTTGCGTCCTGGGCGTAGCACCCATTGCTCTTTAAAATGCCCATTAACTAATTTAGAAACTTTCATTTCTGCCAATAAGCCTTCAAAGTACTTCTTCCCATATCCCTTTTCATGGTCTTTTGGGAAATGGCAATACCTCGGCTGGCCCTTTTCTTGGTTTAAATCACTATAAATTTGTTCCTTACCCGTATCTACGCCGAGCTTAAATAATTTTGTTTTGTACTTCTTCAACTTTGTAGGCAATCCGTCAATCAGGTCTTTACCCGCACCACCTACGCCCTTAATAGGATAGACACGCTTATGCCATCTTGTTGAACAGTACTTATATACCGATTGTGTCTTACTACCGCCGGAGTCAATACATGTAACGGATACGCCACGCTTTCTGCCATCGGCATAAGACCATGTTCGATTTAATATAATATCGTCCAATTCTTTCCATACGGCGTCATAGGCAGGGTCTCCATATAATCTGAAGTATTGTATACCCCAGCTCTCATAATCTTTCCCCCAGCCGACGATTTCGCATTCTAGGCGATCGTCCTGTGTATCTACGCCACAGGTTAAGAGTAATACACCGTCCGGTAACTCCGCTCCGTATTCTTCTCGGCGTTCATAGAGTTCTTCAGACTGTAATGTTTCTGTATCCTCTTCATACGGAATACCCATTTCAGTATTAAAGAATGTCTTAATGCCAGCCATCCCGAGTTTAGTTGCTTCCTCGTATTTATCTTGAAGTTTCCCCCAAGAGGCCCAAGGTGAGCCAAACGCGTTCATGTGAAAGCTTCGGCAATTGTACTTCTTTAAATTCTCCGGCGCTTCCGCAATCCATTTGCCCTCACGATACAGTTTCTTCCATTCGAACTCCTCGGACAGCGTTCCGCAGTGATCACAGGCCATATAGTACTTGTTGGTGTCTTCATCTGCGTGGAATTTATCCCAAGAAGGATATACATATTCGCCGCACGCTGGACACTTGATGTGCCATACCTCTTGGGTACCGCCAAGATACAATTTCTCTACTCGACTAGTACCTTTGGCCAACGGCGTGGATGCATACACGTGCTTTCGGTTATAGAACGTATTAGTACGCTTTTCTGCTAGGCTCAAAGGGTCGCCTTCCGTGCCTGCTGATGCTGGATAGCGGTCAATTTCGTCCGCTAGTAATACACGAATTGGCCTAGATGCCAAATCTGCTGGAGCATTTGCACCGACTAATGTCAGGTAACCGCCTGGAAAGGTCTTATTCAATACCGTATTGCCACTGTCCCGAGATTTTACATCGGCCATTTTATCGTTCAGTACTTTTGTGTCACGAATAAAGGGAGCAATACGAGTTTTGGAAAACTCTTTAGCTATATCTTTTGTAGGCTGCATGAACATAATGGGTGAAGGAAAGTAGTCAATAAAATAACCCAACACATTTTTAATGAGCTGGGTTTTACCGATTTGCGAGCCTGTCATATAGACTACTTTTTCAACATCAGGGTCACTCACTGCATCAAGCATCTCCTTTTGATAGGGGGCCCTATCGGTGGAATACTTCCCTGGTTCGGCACTATCCTCTGTGGAAAGCACCACATTGGCGTTCGCCCATTCTGAAGCAGTAAACTTTGGCGGTGGTTTTAGCACACTTGCTATTCCTTTAAATAAGTTGCATGTGTGTTTCAATCATTTTCACCTGCCTCGTCTTCATCCACAATAATGTCGTCAGACTCATCATGGAACATGTTTGGATCATATTCAGACAATTCAGTTAGGCACTCGTTAACCTCATCAAGAAGCGCATCTTGGATAGCTAACAAGTTTGTCTCACCTAACACTTTGGGTGCTGCTTTTAGTGGCAACGCCTGGAGCTTACTTTTAAAGTTATTCAGCATTCGATTCATTACGGCTTTAACTGTATTCGAGCGGTGCAATTCTCCATTCATGATTTTCAATTTGTTTTCTTCAATCATTCGTTTAGTTCGAGTTAACAAAGTTCGTTCTGCATCGTACCCACCCTCACGTGCTTTCTTTTCGAGTTTACTTTCTCCAGTTTTATACGCAACAAATGCTTGTACTGTTTTCGCAATGTTATACTGCCCTCGTTTTTCTTTTTCAAATATACCGTCCTCGGTCAACTGCTGGACTCGCCGAGAGCTGATTCCGAGTACTTTTGCCACAATTTTAGATGATACTAATTCGTCAACGATTGATACGTTCGTCACAGTCTCGCCTCCTCTCAAAAATTGACCAAATTTGAAGCCGAACAGCAGTTCGAAAAAATCATTAACTAGCGATTC